CTATAAAAAAGAATATATGGAGAAGTTTATGAAGGTTGAAGAATATACAGAGAATGAAGATGGGTCAGCAACCTTAGTAGTTGATCTGACGGCAGAAGAGGCACAGATGCTGCTTGAGAGTGCTATAATAGAGGCTATTAAAGAGTACATTGATAAGAAGGAAAGAGAGGCTTCTACAGAGCTTTCTAAACGAGGTAATTTACCGAGTAACTCTTTTGAACTGTAGATAGTTGGCCGTTACGGTCGTATATAGTAGTAACATAGTGATCTTGATTAATTTTGTGTGTACCATCGTCTGCCTTCGAGACGGTGGTAACCACATCATGTTGAACTCTAGAGGTATACCCCGCATTGCCCACTACAGGGGCAACAGCACTAATTTCCATATTCTCACTCCCACGTTTTAATATTCTTGCCGACCTTAAACCTGCCATAGGGATTGCGGCCTTCAAACTCTGAAGATGTTTCATGCCCTACGCCAGCATCCACATACCAAGTATTCTTCTCTACTCTTAATCCTGTCCACACAATATCTGTGGACGTTTCACTTCGATCATTAAAAGGAGTCCCGTTTGGAATACTGGAAATATGCTCAAATTCTGCATACCATGTGCATCCCTGCAGTATTGCTACTACAGGAAGTATTTTAACTATTGGATTCATTCTCTAACTCCTTTTCTTCTACTACTTCCCTCTTCACATACTGCATTCCCATAATATTCTCATGTTCGGCATAGGAAGCAGCTTCCATAATATCTTCAAAAAACAGTGGAGTATTATCTACTCCCGTAACGTAAGCCTGGGTTTCTAGATTAAAAAAGCTCCAGCCCTCTTTCTCTATAATGATGCTTGCTGTCATTTTTTAAGTCCTCTTCTTCCATTCCACACCAGTTGCATGGGTATTTCTTTTCTGTAGAAATTATATCCGCCTCGCTCCTACACCAATGTTCCCAGAACTCTGATGCAGGAGGAAATCCATCATCCCATCCTAGGCCCATTATTGATTTGACCAGTAAATATCAAACTCTGCAGAAAATATAATCCAGGAGGCATAAAGAGTAATCCCCGAAGTAGAGGATAATTTATATTTCTCTAGCTGTAAATTAGGAATAAGCCACAGCGTCCAGGCATAGCCAGAAAGGCTTCCCGTGTAAGTATCAAAATTATAGGTAACATTCTTAAACATTTAATATCTCCTTTAAGTTAGGGGGAAAGTAGTCTGAGCCTTTTAATACTTTTCCATCTTCCCGATAGATAGGTCTGCCGTCTTCCCCTAGTTTTGACATATTGCTTTCATGCACTTCAAGAAAGCATTCGTCTAAATCAATTCCAAAAGCATGACCTGCTCCATAAACTACATAAAGTAGGTCGGTAAGTGCATCTGCTACCTCTATAATATCATCATTGTCGAAAGCCATTTTTAATTCTTCTAGCTCTTCGTCAATTAGATCATATCGTAATTGCTGCGTTTGTGAGTCACGAAGAGTGGGCCCATCATGGACTTCTTGTCCGAAGGATTCCATAAAATCTCCCACTAATTCAAAGTTAGATTCTATTCTTGTTTTCATTCCTTTGCCTTTTCTGTTCTCGTATTCGTGCAGCTTGCTTTGCTTTATTGCGTTTAGCACTTGGTTTAGTATAGTGCTGTTTCTCTTTTAACTCTGCTAAATCTTCTTTTGTATTTCTTTTCAGAATTCTAAGGGCACTGGTTACATTGTTATTACGAACTGTTACTCTCATTAACAATCCGGATCAAAGTCAGACCATTCGTCCATCTCGCTAGGTTCACGGTAGTAATCATCGTCAAAATCAAGCTCCGGTACTTCCAATTCTAGTTCAAGTTGTTCAAATAGTTCTTCTGCGTTCAGTTTATTTCTGGGCATTATTATTATTCCTTTTAAATACCCAACCTCGATCTCTTAAATACTTTGCTTGCTTCACACAGGCGTTATAGCTTCGGTCAGGAAATAATGTTTCTAAGCGATCTCTGTCGCTGCTACGGTAAGTTTCTGACAGTAGTACTCTTTCTTCGTGAGACCACGGTCGTTTAGTGTATTGTTTCATAGTTCTTCCAATTACAAGTATAATTATAGTTGATACAACTTCGAATGTCAAGTATTATTTTTATATGTCCCAAGCTAACCCATAAAAAATATTCCTTGACATTTTATTTGAATTCGATTATAATATCCGCTGAATCTGAATATAAGTAAAACCAAGTTGGCTCAGGAGCTTCTACATGCTTACCCCCGAAGTTATAATGTTGTTTTTTATTTGTGTTGCTGGATGTGGGTACACCAGCTTCAAGATAGGACACCAAAAAGGCATCGAGGCAGCACTAGATTTTCTGCACGCCACTGGTAGAATTGATCTGGAAAAGGATGAGATATTTTATGAGTAAAGTAACAGGAACACATCTGGGCTGCTTGGTAATGATTACTTATTTTGCGTTACAGATTCTAAGGCCGGAGCACCTTATATAACGCCCAAGTGGAGACTGAAGTGAAATACATTAAGTATACGATGGAAGATATTGCCTGCGACGGCATTCTATGTGACTTCATTGGTGCCCTGGTGGTACTATTTGGAACCTTAGGGGTAATTGCAGTAGCATGATCGGGGCGGGGTCTAACAGGCCCCGTTTTTAGTGGAAGAAAGAAAATGGCGTTAGGATTTTTAAAAGAACTAGTGGGCCCAGTAAGTGGTCTAGTATCAGAATTTATTGTAGACAAGGATGAAGCAAATAGGCTCGCACACGAGATTGCTACCCTTGCAGAGAAGCAACACCATGCCGAGGTTATGGCACAGGTGGAAGTAAACAAAACAGAAGCAGCACACAAATCTTTGTTTGTAGCAGGATGGAGGCCCGCTATCGGGTGGATCTGCGGTTTAGGTATGTTATCGAATTTTATTATCGTGCCTATGACTAACTTTGGGTTGGCTCTTGCAGGAAGCCCCGTGATAGTGCCCCTGATAGAACTAGAGACGATGATGCCTGTATTATTAGGCATGTTAGGGCTGGGTGGAATGCGTTCGTATGAAAAGGCGAAAGGAATTGCCAGAGAAAAATGAAGCGGAGGACACTAATGAGATTAAAAGAAAAACTACGTAAACAGGAGCAGGATTTGTTAAATCAAAAAGACGCAATCAAGGAACAAGAAAAACAAATAGCTCAAATGATTGGAGCAGAAGCCCCTTTGTTCAAAGATATTTGCCCCCACTGCGGAGGTGAAGGTTGCACTTGTAATAGATGGGATTGGTATGGAGAAAGCAAATGAACACGGATAGAGTATATGAACAACTCAAGATTGACGAAGGAGTCAAGTATGAAATTTACAGAGACCATCTGGGGTATCCTACTTTTGGAGTCGGGCATTTAGTAACTCGGGATGACGACGAGTATGGCGAAGAGATTGGAACGCCGGTCAGCGCCGAACGAGTACAGTCAGCCTTTATGAATGATTTACATACTGCTGTGCGCGAGTGTTTGATTCTATATCGAGAGTCGTATTTTGAAGAATGGCCTGGCGAAGTACAAGAGATTCTAGTAAACATGATGTTTAACCTAGGTCGCCCTCGTTTGTCAAAGTTTAAAAAGATGCACGCAGCTCTCAACAATGAGGATTGGTGTGAAGCAGCAAAAGAAGGACGAGACTCTCTTTGGTACCGACAAGTACCCACACGAGCCGAAAGACTTATGAGCAGACTTGAAAACGTTTCTTGACATATTAATCTATAGGTGTCATAATACACACTATGAATATTTTTGTACTTGACGAAGATTTAGATAAGTGTGCGGAGTATCATGTTGACAAGCATATCGTCAAGATGCCTCTAGAAGCAGCACAGATGCTCTGCACAAATCACTGGATAGATAAATATCTTGGACACATCCCACGAAAGCTCACCAGCGAAGAGTGGGCGGTTATTAAGGAAGCAAAGAAAAATCCTGTTAGGGACTTTCCTTATCTTCCCACTATGTATAACCACCCATGCACAATCTGGGCTAGAGCCTCTCTCGAAAACTATGAATGGCTCTACTGCTACGCACTTGCTCTCAACGAAGAGTACAGATACCGATATGGTAAAGAGCATAAGTCCGTGTGTGAAGTCATTATCAAACTACCTGATATCAGTTTACCCAGTGCCGGTCTTACCCCCTTTGCGCAAGCTATGCCGGACGAACTCAAGTCCGACGACGCCATTGCCAGCTACAGAGCCTTCTATCATAAGGATAAGGCCACATTTGCTAGCTGGAAATATCGTGAAAAGCCAGAGTGGTGGAACGAAACAGAAGCAGACTACAAGGAAAGAATAACACGATGAAAGCAACAATACTTATATTATTGGTTATAGCCGGATGTTTCGGTTGTAAAAATTCTAATGTTTATAGTAGGGGAGAAACACCGCCGTGGTATCTAGAAGATGATACCGACATTCACTGTTCAACCGTGTCCGAAGAAGGGACACAGGAGTGCCTTACCTAATGCCCGCAAAACTTATTAGCTCATCAAGTCAGTGCGTTGTAGAAGACATTGCCTTTGCAGCCCGAGTATCAAATCCTTCTAACCAGAATAATAGTGATACCGCAGAAAAATTAATACGATACTTAATTCGAGAAGGCCACTGGTCTCCTCTAGAGATGGTATCTGCTACGATTGAGATTGAAACAACGCGAGACATTGCACGACAAATGCTGCGTCATCGCTCTTTTTCTTTTCAAGAGTTTAGCCAGCGATATGCCATGCCCGAAGCATTGGGCAGCCCTACCTTTCGTGAGGCACGGGGTCAAGATCCTAAGAACCGACAGAATTCTGTACGACTTGAGGACGGACCAATCCATGCTGAGTGGTTAGTAAAGCAACGAAATGCTTGGGAAGCTGCTCGTACTGCCTACGATTGGGCAATCAAGCAGGGTATTGCTAAAGAGCAAGCTCGTGCTGTCATGCCCGAAGGAATAACTCCTTCACGTCTATATATGGCAGGTACTATTCGTAGTTGGGTGCACTTTATTCAGTTACGAAGCGGAAACGGCACACAGCTAGAACATGCACGGATTGCAGTAGAGTGTGCAGAAGCATTGTCAGAAATCTTTCCCATGATTACTGAGTTTGTACATGGAGCATATAATCCATGAAGTTTACAATCTATGGAAAGCAAGACTGTGTATTCTGCGATAAAGCACGACGATTGCTGAAAAGTAAGAATCTTAGCTTTGACTATATGCAGCTTGACCGCGACTATACGATGGATGATTTGTGGGCAAAAGTAAAGTTTACTACCTATCCACAAATTTTTATGGACGACTACCATGTCGGTGGATATGACAAACTTTATAAGTATATAGAGAACCTATGACAGGAAAGAAATACGACGGAGAGAAGCCGCAGATGTATTTGCTTCCTCCGAAAGCAATTACAGAGGTAGCAAAAGTATTAACATTTGGCGCTTCTAAGTACGGGCCAGAAAACTGGAGAAAGTTAGATGATCTACAAAATAGGTACAGCAGTGCTGCTATGCGGCATATTTTTGCTCACATCGACGGCAGTGTACTAGACGAAGAAAGTGATTTATCTCATTTAGCACACGCTATTTGTTGTTTATTATTCAAATTGGAGATAGAGTTAGAGAATGGCAAGAGTAAAAAAGAAGAGCTACGAGAACCTTACATCTGGAAACATTCAGAGAGTTATAGAAGCCCTCCGCCAGGAATCGCCTATAACCAAGAAAGAAGCCTGCGAAATGCTGAATATAGCATACAATACGACACGTCTGACCCGAATTCTGGAGGACTTTGAGGAACAACAGGCGTATGTAAAAAAGCGAAAGCAGCAGAATAGAGGACGTCCTGCATCTAAGGGGGAGATTCAAGATGCGGTGCTTTCTTATTTGCAGGGCGATAACATTAGTGACATTTCTAAGTCCATGTATCGTTCTGCACTATTTGTAAAAAATCTGTTGGAGCGTATAGGAGTACCCCAAAGACCTGCATCTCTTGATGAGAGAGTACAGAATGCCTATCTACCAGAGGAGTGTATCTCTGATGACTTTGAGGTAGGAGAAAAGGTATGGTCAGCAGGATACCATGCTCCCGCAGTTATAGAGAAACGATTAGACGATAAAAAATATACAGAATTGTATGGATGTCCGTGTTACTCTATTTATATCTTTGAGAAGGTAGACTCTTCCGAAAGTTTCTACTCAAACACAGAACTAGGAGGCTTTTATGCCTACTCTCCTGCCTATGACTTAGGAAAGCTGGCACATCTGCAGGAACACGGAGTAAATTTAGAACGGATATGATTTGGAAGATTTGGAAATATGCAATTGGGTCGTTCAGCGATGAGACAACCCGAGAATATGATAATCATGTAGCTATCATAAGAACAGTCGTGGTGGCTGTAAACTTTCTCACCTGTTTCTTTATCATGGCAAATGTAGTGCATAATTGGTGATTAATATGGGCTTTGCAGACAATGTATTAGACGCTCTTTATGAGGATAATATACACATTACATATACCAGCCTTAATAGTGGTAGAGAGCTGGATGGAGTATATACACTAAAAGGCGATAAAAGAATACAACAACAAGACGATTCCGACACTCTAGTGTGTTGGGATATAAAAAATAATATATGGCAGGACATTCGTAAAGAAACGATTACGACATGGATCCGAGTCATAGATTGGTAGATAAGGAAACTAAGCTAGGATTAAAGATAGGACTGTATTTAGTTGCAGGCATATACCTACTCTCAATTCTACTAGTGTTATAATGGAGAAAGATATGGACGACAAAAAAGATGACGTTTATTACAGCGGTTGGTTCTACTGCTACCTTAGACGCGGTAAGTTTAGGTGGCCGGAATATATCGAGTTTTATAGACGACTTGACAAAAATATTTCTTGACAGAAATGTCAATATCAATTATAATAGTTGTCAATAAAGTTAAGGAAACCAATG